AATAAGATGAAGGGAATGTGTAAGATTGTTGACTACAGTATTCGTGATGAGTCTTTACATGTGGAAGGAATGACAAAAGTATTTCGTACTCTTATCAAAGAAAACCTAGAGATATGGACAGATGATTTTAAAAAAGAACTGTATGATATCTGTAGAGAAATGGTTGAACACGAAGATAAATTTATCGAGTTAGTGTTTGAGATGGGAGATGTTCAAGGACTTACCTTGGATGAAATGAAAAGATACAATAGATATATTGCTGATAGAAGATTACTACAGCTAGGTTTAAAACCTAACTTTGGTATTAGTGAAAATCCTTTGACTTGGTGGGATGAAGTTATTGGAGTTGAACACCAAAACTTTTTTGAAGGTAGGGCTTCAGCATATACTAAAGCAAGTGTGAAGGGTAACTGGTCAAATGTCTTTGACGATACAGAATAAAATCATTTACTCAATCTTTAATTTTTGTGAAGAGTCATTGTATTCAATGGCAAAAGTATTTAACATAAGCTATGAGTTATTAAATATAATTATTTTTCTTGTAGCTTATCCTGTCTTAATACTTATTCTTCTTTTTATAATCCAGAATCAAAGGAACAAAATATGGCAACTCGAAAAAGGGAAGCTACAATATTTTCGTATAAAGTAATACTAGATAACGAAGGAAAACTTATAACAGAAATCACTACTCTTCCTATTGAAGATGAAGAGATTATGAAAGAAGCTTTCTCTCGTAGTCGAGAAGAAAGAGTATTCTATACTTCTTTAGTTAAAGAAGCTAAAAGAAAACTTCTCCCTATCCATGAGTGGTTAGAAAAGTATTGTCAAAATATTATTTAATTATATACCTTGAAGTCTTGGGTCTTTAGAAGTAATATTCTTTGTAGCTTTAGGTCTTGCAATAGATTCCTTACTTCTTTTACGAAGTTGAAAAGTAGCAGATAGTTGTTTCTTTTTTTCTGCTATTTGTTTTTGTAAGTCCCATTTAAAATTCATTTTTTATAACCAATACTATTTCTATTTTTATATAACTTAGTCCAAGACCAAACATTTATTTTACTAGACCAATGATACAAAAATAAAATTATTGTTTTCATTTTTTCCCGCCCCTAAATATTTGTGTTCCTTTTATACCATAGATACTAGCCACAACAAGAATCCACAAATTAGTGAACCATGAAGGTAGCTGTTGGAACTGAACAAAAAATTCTTTTATCTTATCCGCAGCTTCTGGGTCTTCGCTGAACACACCATAGGCAATGACTAAAATTGGTAAAGTTAATACGACCAAAACAAACTCGTCTTTCCAGTCCGATTGTCTTGCTTCTAATAATTTACCTTGATAATCTATATCACCTTTAGCCATCTTTGAAGCATGATTATGTTGAGCATCTGCCATCATCATCTTTGTCTCTTGTCTTTTTTTAAAGATGTGAGTCCCTGCTTGGAGGGCAACCTTTGCTAAACTAAACCAAGCCATACTAAAATACTATAGCACCAAGTACGAAACCAACTACTGCACTTATAATGCAATGGTTATACTTGTTCCATACATCTTTTACTTTGTCTTTTATGTCTGGGAATGTCATCATTTTTTACTTACCTTTCCGCCTTTGTTATAAAGCTTTACATTTATTTTTGGAACACCTGCAAATTTCATTTTCTTTTTTGATGTCCCTAAAAATTTTGATTGGAAACTTTTCCAAAAATTATTAGTAGTCTTAGGAGTCTTTATCATTTAGAAACCTTCCCACCTTTTTTAAATACTTTTATTATAATCTTATCTGGTTTTACTACTGTTGGTTCAGTTGTAAATTTAAATGGTAATTTATTTTTAAACGAATCAAAGAAACTATTTTTTGTTTCTGACTCTTTTATCTCTCGTGCAGGTACATTGATATGTCCTTTTACATGTGCCATAGTTTCTCCTGTTGTTAGTATTAATATTAGTAATATAATTTTCATTTTAATAGGGGGCTTTGACACCCCCTACCTTTTATTTTATTTTAATTGTTCTAGGTTTCTTTTCTTCTGGTAGATTTAATTTCATATCTACAGTTAGAACCCCATCTTTTAGTTTTGCATCTTGTACTTCAAGATGTTCAGCTAATGTCCATTGTCTTTTGAATGCTCTTTTAGCAATTCCTTTATGAACAAAACTATCATCTTCTTTATCAGATGAACTAGCAGATATAGTTAAAACATTATCTCCTGTCTCAACCTTTACATCTTCTTTAGTAAATCCTGCCAAAGCCATATCAAGTTGATATTTATCTTTACCAACTTTTTTTATGTTGTAAGGTGGATAGTTTGGTATGTCATTAACATACTTAGACATTGATGAGAGTTGGTCGAATATATCATCAAATCCAACTGTCATGTTTTTAAATGGGTCAAAGACCCTAGTAGGTAGGTTTATCATAGTTGCTCCTTTTGTTAAGCGAGTTATTAAAAATACAGGATACTACCTATAGCTATCCCATACTCCTATATTATACACCTCAAACTAAATCTTGTCAACCTCTTTTTTTGTCAAGTAATCCGCCCTTTTTAAAGTTTTTCTTTATCTGAAAAGATGGACCTATATTACCATCATTGTAATCTACTCCTACTCCAACCTTATATCCTGTATTACCTATGTCAGTATATTTAGAAACATTACCACTTAAGATACTATTATCTAAATCATATGAAGCATTTACATCAAATCCTTTTTGATTACTAAAATCTATATTAAAAGATTTATCAACATCTCCAAAATTTTGAATGTCTGTACTTCCTTTTACATAAGCCGAACCCATGTAAGTTGGACCAGTAACTGTTGCTCCTACTACTGCTCTTCCACTTATATTTTTATCTAAAAGAGATTCAATACTAATTGGATTATCAATTTCGTATCCATACATAGGACCTATTACTGGTTTCGTTTCTGTTGTTCTTTTATTCTTTCTATCTGTCTTATTATTTTTATTAGTATTACTAGTGTTATTATTATTATTGCTATTACTTCCCCCATTTGTCGCCCCTTTGGTTTTAGTTTTAGTCTTGTTATATTGCGTTGCTATATATCTTTCTCTAGCTGTACTACCATTATTGTTATTATTATTGTTATTGTTATTATTTCCGCCACCATAATTTCCACCAGATGATTGACCACCCGCAGGTCCACTACTTCCGCTTCCTTGACCCGCATTACTTTTATCATTTGGTCCACCCATAGTGTCACCACCATATCTAAAATGTTTTCTTATTACTCCACCTTTACTTTTATTTCTACTGTCTAAGTATAATGTTTTACCCGGACCTTTAATAAATTCTGGGAAAGTCATAATACTATCGTATCCACCTTTACCATCAAAAAAATAATCTCTCATCCATGCTACACTAGGTGTATCACCTTTAGCCATTTTCAAAGCAACTTTAGTTTCTTTAATATTTCCTAGTTTAATAAATACTTCTGGTCCTTCGTTCTCATCCATAGGTGCATCTTTTAAATTAGAAATTACTTTCCTAATTTTTTTAAGAGCAGTACCTTCAGTTTTATTTGCAGTATTAAAATTAAATCTTTCGTTTATAAAGTAACCATTATTATTTTTTTGTAAAGAGAAACCACCTATACTAAAGACAGCTTTCATTACTGGGTCAGTAGCTATATCATATGCAAACTTAGCTTTACCTAATATATTATTAGGATAAATTGCATTGACTTCATCTTCTAATTTCTTTTTATATTCTTTACTGTATAACTTTCCATCTTTATCTTTATATTCTCCAACCAAAGCTTCAGCACTTACACCTCTTTTTGTTAAAGGATAATCAGTATAGTGTGAATAATTTCTACCATCATTCAATGCACTCTTAGCTACAACTTCTAAAACATTAACTGTTCCTTTATCAAAGTCATTGTTAGTGAACATCTCTCCTTCTTTTTTACCAAACCATTTATTCCAAAAACTATTAGCAAGTAATCTAAAAGGTGCAGATATAACTTCTGTATTTTCATTTTCTTCTTTAGCAAAATTTTCTATAGCTACCGGTGATTTAATTTTTTCTTCTGGTTGTTCTACAATAGAAGCTTCTGCTGAACTTATAATACTAGGAAACTTAAAACCTTTATCTTCTTTAGCTTTTAATATAGGTTTCTTTTTAGGTACAATAGTATTTTGTATTTCATCATAACCTTCTACTGCTTCTTTATATTGTTCATTGTTTGCAGGTGCTAATGGTTTTTCTTTTAATACTATTTGTGGTCCATCAATTTTTTTTACACCTAAATAATTTTTATATTGTTGGTCACTTTCATCTGCTCTTCTTGTAGTATAAGAGTTACCTTGCCATGTAAATAATTCTTCTTTATTATTTCTAGCTTCTGCAAATGAATCACTAAATGACTTATCTGCTACATCACCTTCACTAAATAACATTCTTGTTTTGTCAGCAACACCACCTTTATTAAACATATTAGATGTAATACCAGACCTATTTTTAAACAAATTAGAATCTTTTTTATAAGTCATAAAAGGTACACCAACTCTATCAAGTATTCCTCTTACTGTAGGAATAGGTGCGTTCTTATAAAAATTTCTTATTGCTTCATCATAACTTTTTTTATTTAAAAATGCATCACCAGTTTGTGCTACAGCTTTAGTCCAATCAAAAGCTACATTATAACCCGGACCAATTAATATTGGAGCATCATTACCATAACCAATAATTTGATTGATAACACTAGTAGGTAACCAACCCATATTACCAGACATAATAAATGCATCTGATAACCATCTTGCAGGGTCATCATCTATTTGTTCATAAGTATTAAATTTACCAGTCTTAGCAAAATCTCTTAAGTCTTGTAC